GCCGTAGCCGTCGCCGTCGCCGTAGCCGTAGCCGTCGCCGTCGCCGTAGCCGTAGCCGTAGCCGTAGCCGTAGCCGTCGCCGTCGCCGTCGCCGTCGCCGTAGCCGTAGCCGTCGCCGTCGCCGTAGCCGTCGCCGTCGCCGTCAAGCGTCAGTGTGACCGCTGACGCTTGACTCTCGGAGGTCACTTTCCCTCCCACTTATTGGCGACAACCGGGATCACGGTGATGACGGCGCGCATCGGCACGCGGATAGAAGCCGGCGCGCCGAGTTTCGTGTTCGATGTCGGACCATTGACCAGCTCGTTGAGGCCCTTGGTGGTACCCCAGCGCGTGATCTGGCGCGCATCCAGGATGGTGAGCCAGTCGTTCTCCTGCTCGGCGCGTCCGATGTAGATCCAGCCGCGATCCGCCACGACGATCGACAGCACGCCGCCGGTCGGGAGCGGCGCAGTCGCTGGCATCGTGCGCATCTCCGGCGTTTCGAGCAGGTCCAACAGTGCGCGTGCAGTTTTGAGATTCGCGTTCATGACAATCAGACTCCTTTGTTCTATGGACCGACGATTATGTCGGTGGTACAACTGTCTTACTCCGAACAACCCCAGCCCTATCCCACGGGCGCCAGGAATCGCGTTACCCTAGCCGGCACGATTCCCGGAGATCCAATAGTTATGGACCTGGCCCCTTTCTCCGGGTGGCTGGCGATCTACCGCGCACCGTCTACACGAGACGGATACCTTTATGACTTGCGCGCATTCGTCGCCTGGCTCCAGAGTTCCGGGGTTGACGCCGCCCGCGACGTAACCTATTCGCATTGCATCGCGTATCTGGCCGAGCGCCGCATCGGTGGGCTTGGATCCAATGCACTGCGCCGCGTGGTCTGGGCCATCCGGTGCTGGCTCGAGTTCGAGCTTGGCCCGACCCACCCCGCCGCCGACCTGAAACCGCCCAAGGCGCGCCACACAATCCAGCGTTCGCTCTCGATGGAGAAGCTTCGGCGCGTGCTCTACTCATGCGATACGTCCACCCTGCAGGGCACACGCGACCTTGCGATGCTCGCGCTCATGGCCGACTCGGGGCTGCGCTCGTCCGAGGTGTGCCGGCTGCTGGTCACAGACCTGGACCTCGATGAGTTGCGTCTGGTTGTGCAGGTCAAGGGAGGCGACGACGGATTTGGCGTTATCAGTAAGACAACTTGCGCCTTTGTGCGGCGCTGGCTGGATGCACGCTCGGCCCTGGCCAGGTGCCCCGAGCTTTTCGTGCACTCGTACCACGGGACGGCGCTCACGACGGGAGGACTGCGCGCTATCTTCCGGCGCGTTGGACGGGATGCCGGCCTGCTTGCGTTCAGCCCGCACGACATGCGGCGCACCATGGCGATGATCGCCACCGAGCTGCGCGCCCCGACGAGGGTTACCCAGGTGGGCGGCCGGTGGGGTTCGATCGAGCAGGTCGAGGGCTACACGCGCGGCCTGGCCGTGGATGAGTTTCGGCGCTACTCGCCTGTGGCGTATGTCATGGGAGATGACACTTAATCACTGATTAAGCACCATCTCTCATTCGTGCTTGACTGTCAGGTAGGAGGCTGGTACTATCTTTGCCGACCTGACAGCCTTTAGGTCACGGGCCATTAGCTCAATTGGCAGAGCAGCTGACTCTTAATCAGTTGGTTTGAGCGCGTGGGACAAGAGTAAGCGGGCAGGTTCGATGCCTGCGGTCCGGGAATATATCCGCCATCTCTGGCGGATAGAGGCTGTTCGGTTGTAAATGTGCTGCGCTTTCCGTCACACTTCCTACGGTACAACGGATGCGCGGCTCCTGGCTAGGAGCCGAACGGCCAAACAGACAGCGCGCCCACGGTCGCCAGACCTGGGCGCGCTGTTCTTATTTGGCCTGAGATTCGCGTGCTTTTTTGAGGCGCTCCACAGACTGACGCTCGATCAACCACGGGCTGTTGCGATAGCTCGCGTTCTTCTTGCGACCCTTGAGCTCTCCGCTATTCAGCCAGTACGAGATCTGCCTGTCGGTCACATCGAGGATACGTGCTGCTTCTTGCGCATCAATCCAGTCCATGGCGCCCAGTGTATTCCGACATCAGAACACGCGTCAAGAGGGTATGAGGTTCGTTAGTCTCGATCACGCTTGTATTTCCGACATCAGATACAAACCTTAAAGTTTTCGGAGGGACCATGAAACGAATAGGGCTGTACCTCGTGGTAATGCTGGCGGTCACGGCGGCCATAGATTACGCGACTCTCGAGACCATGCGCCCCACCCTGGGATTGATCTTCGTGGTCGGCCTGGTGATCGTCATCATCCAGGAAGCAAGGAAGCAGGGCAAGAAACCGTCAGCGTAAAATCCGCGTAAAAACTATGCGACCTGATAAGTTCGTGCTTGACAACTTCCGACGCCGGAAGTAATATAGCCACAACAACGAAGCGGCCCCACGTAGAGCTGGACACTCCACGCGGGGCCTGAGCAAGCCGAGATGTGACCTCGGCGGGCCTGCCCTCATCATACGGCACCCCGCCACCTCCGGCAAGAGAAAGGGTGTTCGTATGTCTACCTTCGTAGAGTACCTCAAGCAATTGGACGGCGCATATCTGGCCGGCGGCGAGGCGGTGCACACCATCGCCACGATCGCACAGACTCGCATGCTCGAGCGCGAGGGCCTGGCCGGATCGGTCGTGATGGATTGCGAGCCCGGCGATGTGGCCGAGGCTCACGAGCAATCCATCGTCCAGCGCTGCATGGCTGACGCCCGGGCCGTGGCGTGGCGCTACCTGCGGATCTTCGGCCAGGCGGTGCTCTCATGAGCTGGCATCACCCGGACGGCTGGACCGATGCGTCCTTCCTGGGCGCCGTGTTCGTACTCGTGGTGCTCTTCTTCGCGTTCGTCTCCTCGATCGTGGACGGCTCGGCCTGGGCGTGGCTGATGTCGATTCGCCTGCCGGCGGGGTGGTGAGCCATGCAAGACGGGATCATCACATTCAAGGCGGATAAGCTGCTCGTGGGGCCCTTGCTCCTGCGTGCTCGGGTGCATCGCGGGCGGCTCGTGGATACCGAGCTGCTGTTGGCGGGCCGTCCCTGGACGCCCGAGCAGTTGCTGACTCACGAGCGCGCCTGGTATGAGGCGGCGATGGCCGAGCTTCGGGCGGAGGTTGCATCATGACTCGCATGATCTACACTCCGCGCAGGCTGGCGCGCAAGCCTGCCAAGTATGCGCTGTGGGTGGTATTTCTGGCTGCGCTCCCGCTGGGTGCGTGCCTGGGCTTGACTGTGTTCCTGAACATCTGTGGAGGTTGACCATGAAACTCGCTGACCTGTTCCCCAAGAAATACCTGAGCGCCTCCGACCTCAAGGGCAGGCAGTTCACGCTCGTCATTGCGTCGGTCGAGATGCGCGAGATGCGCAACACCGAGACCAACCCGGTGACCGGCAAGGCCGAGTACTCGATGATCGAAAAGCCGGTCGTGTACTTTGAGGGTCGCAAGCCTGGCGTTGTCCTGAACAAGACGCGGACCCAGCAGCTCGGCAAAGCCCTGGGCATCGACGACACCGACCAGGCTGCGGGGCGGTCGATCGTCCTGTACGCTGACGGTAACCAGCTGATGTTCAGGGCTGCGAAGGCTGACCCCAAGACCGGCGAGGTCCCGACCAATGGCCAGCCTCCCGAGTAACTGGCGCGAGGCCCTGGGCGGCGAGCTGACCGCCGCCCAGGTGATGGCAGAGTACAGCAAACTGCGGGCCGCGGTGCCCGTGGACCTGGTGGATTGGTTGCGCGGGCGGTCCCTCGATCGCAAGCGCGAGGAGTTGCGGACATGGCAACAGTTAGACTCTCTGGACTGGGCGACACTGGCGGAGCAGCTGGCCGACGAGGCCGCGCTCGAGTTGCAGCGACCCGCACGGTAGACCGTGTGACCCTGGCCACGGTTCGCCAGCATGGGCGCGACCTGTGCCGGCTCGTGCTGCGCTCCGGATCGCGCCTGGTGCGGGTCGAGTGGCGCAGCGTGGCCGGCCTCGACGCCAACTATCGCACGCTCGGCCGTGCCCTGGCCGGGATCACCTCGGCATTCGGCTACGTGTTCGCAGGCGCTGAGTCGGTCAAGTCTAACGGGCTCGAGGTGGTGCTGACGGCGGGCACGCTCGACGATGTGCCCGAGTACATCCGGCCGATTGTGCGCAGGGTCGGGCGGGTGTAGGATGTGGGGAGTTCTCGCGGCGCCGAGCTGCGGGTCTACCGAAGCAAACAGGCCCGGGCATTTCGCCCGGGCCTGTTTGCGTTTGTGCGTGGATGTGTGCGGGTTACTGCTTGACGACGATCTGGCCGTTCGGGAACACAATCACGAGCGAGCCATCGGGCCGGACCTCGAGCCGCACGGGTACCGGATCGCCGTCCACCTCCGCTTGAGCTGGGCCAGGGCGGAGCGTGGCCTTCTCGTACGGGCGGCCGGACCCGTAGCGCCGGCCGCCCGACTTGCCCTTGACGCCTGCCATTAGTGCACCTCCTGGGGCTGCAGCATCCGGGCCAGCAGGCGCCGGTGTTGTTCGTCGGTGATGCGGCCGATGGCCTGGGTGGCGTTGGTGTAGCGCATGCGGGCGCCGCGCACACCTTGGGCCAGGTCGCGCCGGTGATACTGCTCGTTCTCAATCGCCGACTCTTTCGCGCCTTCGAGCATGGCATCCGTCATGCTGGTATAGCTGGCGTCCACCCATTGGATCGTGGCCACGTACTGCCCGCGCTCCTGGATCCAGCCGCAGGCCCAGACGACGACGGGCCCGCGCTTGCGGGTGTTCACGATCACCCACCCTACCGGGCGCACGCCGCGCACGCCTTCGGTCACACCCCACTCCTCGCGCCAGTTCTGCACCCAGCGGCCCAGCGTCGGGGCGGTGGTGCGGTCCAGGCTGATGTGGGTAGCGGCGCCGATCTCGCGGACCAGGGCGGCGCCTTCGTCGGTGTAGGTGGTGGGGGCGGTGTAGGTGTTCATGTTCGGGGCCTCATGTCCAGTAGTCGCCGGTTGATGGATATGATTATCCACGTAATCAAACGATAGTCAAGTATGAATTTCGCCGGGCCGAAAGTTACCCAACGCCGGCCAGCTCGCGGAGCGTGGGCGGGGGTCTGGGGGCAACGCCCCCGAGTAGTGCGGGGGGAGGGGCGCGCCGACTCTCTGCCCGAGTTCCCGGTGTGCCCGTGCAGCGGGGCGGCGGAGCCCCCCGCGTCCCCAGCTGCGCACGGATTGCCGCCAACCCTACTTGAAACCCCGACCATCCAACGGGATAACCAAAGCGTAAAGGCAGCGTGAAACCATCGGCGGGATCGGTTGCATGGAAATGGACGCGGTGTACAATACTGGGCAATAGTCTATTGGGCTTAGAGATTGTCATCAATCCGGGCCCCTGCTGCGTCAAGCGGTGGGGGCCCGTTGCGTTATCTGGGAGGTGGGCTATGGATGCGTCGGCTTTCATCGGTGTGGTGGTCGCGGTGCTCGAGCAGTACCGACCGCAGGCGTTGACTCTCGTGGGTTTGATCCTGGCTGATGTCGTGCTCGGCGTGGCCGTCGCGGTGCGCTCGGGTCAATTCCAGTGGCGCAAGCTGGCCGACTTCTACCGGGTGCAGGTGTTGCCCTCGCTCATTGGCTGGCTCGGCGTGACCCTGGCCCTCTATCTCGTGACCCCGGCGGTGCTCGGTGGCGCTGCGGACTGGCTCAATCTGGTGGTGGCCAATGCGCTATGGGGTACAGCGGTCGCCTCGGTGGGCGCGTCGGCGTTGCAGAGTTTGACCGAGCTGCGGATCTCGCCGGCAGTTGTTCCGGCTGGCTGACACTGGCAAGGAGTGCCGGGACCTGGACACCCGGAGGGACTGAGTGGAAATCTGGCTTGCGTTGATTGGTCTAATGGGCGCTCTTGTTGGTAGTGTACTTGGTCCGATCGTTGTAGCTAGGCTGAACAAGCCAGCGAGTACGGCGGACACTGCCAACAAGTGGGCCACGGCTAACAGTATTTCTACTGAGACGATCACGAAACTTATGGATCGTGTCCGGGTGCTCGAAGAGGATCGAGAGAAGGACATCATCGAGCGCGAGCAAGATCGCAAGAAGATGGAATCCCTCGATCGAACAATCGTCAGGCTGCGGGCCTGGGCCTCGAACGTGATTACCGCGTTCAACGTGGTCACTGCTCAGCTCAGAGAACTAGGCCAGGAACCGCGCGCAACAATCCCCGAGGTACCCGGCGAGGATCCAAACCAATGATGTCCCCCGCTCCCCTCCCCCAGTCCAACCCCAAACCTGTGGCCGACCTGCTCGCGCTGATGGATGCGGAGCAGGTGGCGGTGTTGGCGGATCGGCTGGCGGCGGTGATGGCGGTGGGCTATGGACGGGTGGCGCTGGTGGTAGTGGCTGGGTCGGTGGAGTTCGTGGAGCCGACGGTATCGGTTGACGTGAGACGGGGCCGGCGTCGGCCTCGACCGGCTTAGGCGGTGGTGGGTGGCGTCGGCCTGGCCGGTGTCATCCTGTCGCCCTTCTGAGGGAGTGCGGCTATGGCGGAGTTCAAACAAGGTAACAAGTCCGGCCACGGGGGAGCACGCCCAGGGTCGGGGCGCAAGCCGAGCCTAACGACTCAGCTCAAGCGCGAGCACATTAACAAGCAACATACTCTCGCAATGGATGCGCTCGAGTATTGCCGGCTGGTGATGCAGGGTGTCAACTCTGCCGGGGAGCCGATGCCATACAAGCCCGAGCACCGGCTCGAGGCGTGCAAGATCATCATGGATCGGGTGTGGGGCAAGCCGAAGCAGACCATTATGCACGGCATCCCGGACAACGACGAGGACTCTATGCCCGGTCAGATCACCGTGACGTTTGCCAGGAAACATGGCTAATGTTGCGATTGACTGGGAGCCTCAGCCCAAGCAGCGGGTAGCCCTCAAGGCCGCGGGCCTGTTGTCGTGCATCGAGGATGGCGGCCGGCCTACCGAACCCAAGGCGGATCTGATTGGATACGGCGGGGCGGCAGGCGGCGGCAAGTCTGACGTTCTGATCATCGCTGGGATTACCTGGTGCCTCGCGTTCCCTGGGTCCCAGGTTGGATACTTCCGGCGCACGTTCTCGGAGTTGCAAGGATCGGACGGCCCCATCCTACGGAGCCATGAGTTACTGGCCGAGCTGGAACAAAACGGGGTAGTCAGGTGGAGCGGGGATACCCACCGGTGGACGTTCAGCAATGGCTCTATGCTGACGTTCTGCCACTGTCACACTGATAAGGACAAGTTCTCATATCAGGGCTGGCGGTGGGATCTCCTGCTGATCGACGAGGCCACGCACTTTACCAAGTCGATCGTTGACTATCTGCTGACGCGCAACGCGCCGACGGTTGATTGTGTCATCAAGCCCCTGTGCATGATGGCCACCAACCCGGGCAACGTCGGACATCTGTGGTTTCGTGAGTGGTTCGTGGATCGGCAGCCATGGGGCAAGCCGCACGAGATCGAGCGCAACGACGACATCGAGACCGTCCTGTTTATTCAGGCGCTTCTCGAGGACAACCAGATCCTTGACCGGCGGAGCAACGGAGCGTATCGGCGCAAGCTGAACGCCCGAGACCCGGAGACACGGCGGGCGCTGCTCTTCGGAGATTGGGATGTATTCGTGGGCCAGTACTTCAAGACGTTCAACCGGGCGCGGCACGTCATCGAACCGATCGAACTCCCGGCGCACTGGCCAAGGTTCAGCGGTACTGACTGGGGTTTCTCCAAGCCCTTCGCTACTGAGTGGGTCTGCCAGAACCCGGATAGCGGGCGCGTCTATGTGTACCGGGAACTCTACGAGACCGGGCTGACAGACCGGGACCAGGCCAGGCTTTACAAGTCGGTCACTCCACCGGGTGAAAAGATGCGGGCACGCTACGCTGACCCGTCGATGTGGACCAAGGAGAAGGACGAGGCTCGGACGATCTCGGGATACGACATCTACAAGAGCGAGGGTGTGTTGCTGACGAAGGCCGACAACGACCGGATAAACGGGTGGAAGAGGATCAGGACGTTCCTCTCCGATCTTCCCGACGGCAAGCCGGGGTTGTTGATCTTCGAGATGTGCGAGGACCTGGTGCGCACGCTCGGCGCCCTGCCCTTTGCGGGTGATGGGTCCGAGGATCTGGACACCGACGCAGAGGATCACGCGGCGGATGCGCTGCGGTATGCGCTGACGAGTATTCAACCACTCCCCAGGTGGAAACCCGAGGAGCAGGTGGAGCAGGAACGACTGGAACGGATGCGGCAAGATCCCATTTTCAAGGGACGCGGCAAAGGCTGGGGCAGCAAGGACCTATGAACCTCACTGATGAACAACGCGCGGACTTCCGCGATATCCAGGAACGGGCCGCGAACCTGCGCGAAACCTACGGGGAGCGCGATAAGGTTCTCGAAGAAACCCGGAAGATGATGCACCTTGAATGGACGGACCGTCCCGACGATCCGAACATCAAAGAGACCCTGAGCACCACGCCATTTGACGTGATCCAGGGCGGTGTGCGGTTGATGACCTCGACCGATCCAGAGTTCAATATCAATTACGACGAGGCCGATACCGACCTGCGCGCAATCGCCAGTGACCTTGAGGCGATGGGTTCCACGATGTGGTCAGGTTCCGGGCGTGTGTTCGGTCGGCCTGTGCATCACGAGATGTTTACCTCCGCGCTGTGGGCGGGAGAGATTGTCGGCACGGTTTCGCGGACTGCCGAGGTTGTAGCGGCAACAACTGGAATGACGTCCAGAAAGTACCTGCGTCAGGCGGAGCAGGCATTGCGCGAGACCCCGTACCTGTTCAAGATCCACAATCCAAACGAGTGTTACACCGAGTACTCGGCGCTGGGTGCGTCGGCTGTGCTTCGTCGCAGTGAGACAAACTGGGGCGAGGTGTACGGGATGTATGGGGCGGCGGCCGAGGATGCGGCATTTGGCGTTGACCACAAATCACATGAGCAGGTGACGGTCTACGACTGGACGGACTGGGATTACCGGGCGGTCTGGATCAGCGGCGCAAGTGAGCCGATCATCATTGAGGCTCAGACCCTGGACTTTATGCCGATCGTGAGCGCGGTCTCGGATGGTTCGTTCCTGTTCAGCGAGCCGCACTTGCAGCGCACCCCGATTCTGTACGGCCTGTATAAGTCGGGCATGTGGCGCCGCGAAAATCTCATGCTCTCGGTCATCTATACCCTGGCCTATGGGGTTGGTTCGTCTCCGCAGTTGGTACATGAGACAAGCGACCCGGATAACTCCAAGCTACAGATTAGGCGCGATGTGGCTGGAGGCGTGGTAACGATTGAGAAGGGAGACCGGCTTACCCAGTTGATCGAACGGGTGATTGATCCCTCCCAAATGCAGGGCCTCGCCACGGCACAGCAGTACAGCGAAGGGACGACGATCCCACGGGTGGCACTCGGTGCTCCGCCATCCGGTAATCTCGCCTTCTCCGCCATCTCTCTGATGGTGCAGTCTGGCCGGCTCCCACTCATGGGCCCAAAGGAATCCGCATCGTATGTGGCTGCTGAGTTGGTGCGGCGTGCCCTGCTCTGGACGAAGCGGACATATTCGGACGGCATCCCGGACGAGTTTTACAACCGGAAGGGGCGCAAGATCCAGCTGGACCCGTCGCGTATCCCGGACCGTCTCCCGATTGAGTGCGTGATGGAGGTGTCGCTCCCGGCGGATAAGCTACAACAGGTCAACGCGGCGAATGGGCTTTCCGATCGGGGCGCGGCGTCAATGCGGTGGATCCGCGAAAAGGTTCTGGGCATCGGTAACAATGAGGCAATGGAACGCGAGATCGCCCAGGAGAAATTCACAGAGCGGACCATCGCGCTGTATCTCGATCGCATGAGCGCCCAGGCCCAGGCCAGCATGCAGCAAATGCAGCAGGCCCAGGGCGCGGCCTCGGCGCAATCAATGATCAACGGGATACCGGACACCCGCCCGCCCATGCCGGCCGAGATCAGCAGCAGCCAGGGCGCGTATCCTCCCGGCGGCGTGCAGCCCGGCGCGCCGATGGCTGGACCGCTGCCGCCCAGGGGGCAGGCATGAGCATTACATCCGTCGATCTGGCAGAGTTCGAACTACAGGCCCGCCTGATGGTGGCAGAGGTGGCGGCCGAGTTCACCAAGCGTTACAACGGCGCCGAGGATCAGGCAGCGGCCACCCTCGCGGCGCTCCAGGCCGGGCCGATGCGGACCGGTGACCAACAGGCGGCGCGCCGTGCAAAGCGCGTGGCCGATATGTACCATGGAGGTTCTGATGTTCGCATTCGGTGACTCTTCCCGCAAGCTGCGCGTACGCGGCAACCAGCGGCAGTATGACCTGCCCCAGTACCGGCCCACCTATCGGCGGTCGGATGTGTACCAGGCCACGGCGGGCAAGCTGTACATGGATCCGGGCTCGGTCACCACGCCGGGTGGCGTGCCGGGTGGCAACCAACCGGAGGGCATCCCCGAGGGCCAGGGCTGGGGCAACCAGACGCCGCCTCCCTACACTGCCCCGGTTCCGAGCACGTACACGCCCGTCACAGGGGACCGCGCCATCAAGACGCCGAACCAGATCCCGGCCCCGGTGGTGATCCCGAGCACCAACGTGGACACCACGCCAGTCATCACCCCGGCTCCGTCGGTGTACACCCCGGTCACTGGGGTGCGGGCCGTGAAGGGTCCGACGCTCAACCTGTACACGCCGAACACGCGCGGGAAGTACTGAGCCATGCCGACCAAGGTAAAGACCAAGGCCACCGTCACCACGAACACGCCGCCGCCGGTCTTGCCGACCTCGCCGACCGTCACAGCGCCGAAGGTTGCCACGTCGTCGAGTAAGGTTGTCGCGCCCCAGCCTTCCGCCGGCGGCCAGACTGTTACCGCGCCCAAGATTGGGACCAAGGCCGCCAACCAGACGACGCACAACCCGCGCGCCAACCAGGCCCCGGCAGCCCAGCACCCCACCCAGCAGCAGCCCGCCCAGCAGGCCCAGCAGCAGCCGCGGCCAGGCGCGGGCGATCCGGCAGGTGGAGGCGCTTCGTCCACGCGCACCAAGGCCGGCTCCGTGCCCGTCTCTGCACCCCAATACACGGGCCCGAGCTGGGGGCAGACACCCGAGCAGCCCATCGACATGACGAGTCGGCCGGCCATCGGAACGGATGTTCAGCCCTACGCCGGCCCGAGCTGGGGAAATACGCAACCAGCAGGCACCGAGACCAAGGTATACCATGGGCCAGGCTGGGCCAACACGCAACCCGAGGGGACGCAACCGGTACCCTATCAGGGGCCGAGCTGGGGCAACACGCAACCGGCTGGGACACAGACCCAGATCTACCAGGGCCCGAGCTGGGGAAACACCCAAGACACCTGGACCCGGGCAGACTTCGAAGCGTGGCGGCGTGGCGAGCGTGACCTGACCATGCCCAAGCTACCGATCCCGCCCGGCCTGGGTGGTAGCGGGAACTTTGACCGCAACCCCTACAACGATCAGATCATCTACCAGACCATGCCGGCCCCGGTGGTGGACCCGGCCGGCGGCCTGACCTATCCCCCGGGGTATGACACCAACGCCGACGGCTACGTGGATTACTTCCCGCAGTATGGGGGGGGCAGCGATCCCTGGCAGTCGGATGGCTGGGGATGGGGGGGCAGGGGCGGATATGGGTACAACGATTACCAGTACGAGCCGCGGGACTGGTTCGTCGGGATGCAGAACTGGCGGTTCTGATGACGAGTAGACCGAGCCTGCCCCAGCCCAAACCAGTGGTGAAGCGTAAGAAGGTGGCGACTGCCCCCCCATCGGGTGGCACGTCTGCCCCCCCATCCTCGCCGCAAGTTGCCCCAGCCCCACAGGCGCAGATTGCCCCCCCATCCGTGACGGCCAGAACCAAGGCCGTGCGCACCGTGCCCCCCCCGTCCAACTATGGGGGGGCAAATGCACAACCGCAATTTGCCCCCCCACAAAATCAGGGGGGGGCAAACATGGGGGGGCAGACGCAACCCCGCAGAAATCAGCGCATTTTGCCCGCAGATCCGCAGGTGCCCATGGGGGGGCAGCAGTCACTGGCTCCGCGCCAGATGACGCCGACGGAGGGGGCCAACTTCTACAATGACGGGGGGGGCAATGCGCAGTACCAGGGCCTCGAACCCAAGCCCATGGAGTACACGCGCGGGAGTGTTGCCCCCTACCGGATGATCGTCCGGCGGGGTGACGGTAAGGCCGTCGTCATCGAGCAGGGGCAGACCATCGACGGGGCCACACTGCGGCAGGCGCCCGAGGCCGGCGACTGGGCAGCGTACTACGACGGCAAGCCGCCCGACTCGTCCTACACCACCAACAAGATCCGCGAGCAGGAGCTCGCCCGCATCCAGTCCCAGCAGTACGAACAACAGTTCGGTTTGCCCCAGGGTGACACCTCGACCTGGCGCGGCTGGTTGTCCCAGTACATCGGCGGGGCTGCAGAGCAGAGCGCCGTGCGTGGGGCGATTGGCATGGGCACCGTTGGCCTGCTGACGGCCGGGCCTGTGGGTCTGGGCCTGGGCATCGTCGGCGGTCTGGCTACAGGTTACGCGCTTGGGTCGTGGTCAGATCCCGAGGGCGTAATTTCGAAGCAGGCGGCGGCGCTAGGTCTGGCCAAGGCCAAGAGTGACTTTGACGCCACCGTGTGGGGCCTCTTCGGGAAACCGCTGAACTTCCTGAGCGAGTCAATCGAGCAGGTGCTGGGCGTCGGGTCGCAGACGATCGCGGACCCTCAAGGTACCTGGTCCGAACTGGGCGCGGCATGGGAGGCCGGGCGCCTGTACTACGAGTCTGACCCGACGGCCGGACTGCGGGCGGATAGTCGTACCTTCGTGGATACCGACATGCCCGACGTCACGGGCGGGGCGGCGGCCATGGTTGCGGCGCGGCGTGAGATCGCGGCCAACCCCGAGCGCAAAGATGAGATCCTGGCCATCTATACCGGGCAGTACGGCGTGTTCGGGCAGCTGCGCGACCTCGTGGCGCAATCGGCGCTCGACCCGTCAAACCTCGTACTTGGCTACCTGACCAACCGCGGCATTGCGGCCGGAGCCCGGGCAGCCGGCGCGACCACGCTCCTGGAGGCGGCGGAGAGCGTCAAGCCCAAGGGCGTGATGGGCGTGCTCTTCGGTGGTGGTGGCGTCACGGATGTGGCTTCGGCCTGGAAGAACCTCAAGGTACTGGAGCCGTTCCGCGAGGGCTTCACCGGGGTGCGCGATCTGACCTGGTACCAGAAGGCCATCATCGGGACGGACCTGCTGCAAGTCTACGACGGCACGTACACCAAACCCAAGTGGTTCGAACTGTCGCGCCTGACGCCTGACTCTATGGCGCATGACCGGATTGTGCAGACCAACAACCTGCTGCAATCGTTCATCACTGGCCAGATCCCCCTGGATGAGAACTTCCCGGTGCTGGCCGATGCCATCGTACAGCAGATGCGCGGGGCCAATCCCGAGGGCGGATCGGACGCGGTGACCCGTGTCCTGAACAGCCTGGAGGGCTCGGTCATCCGGCGCGTGTACGCCGAGGGTGGGGATGTGTCGGGCGATCTGCTCAAGGTCTGGCGGGATACGGCCAATGACCGGGCCGTGCTGGGCGACATGCTGGAGCGGCTCAAGCTCAAGCCCGGGGCGATCATCGAGGCGGCAGCCCAGGACATTGACGCGCTGCTCAAGCAATACACGGAGGCCGGCGGCAAGCTACCCGACGGCACGAACCCCAAGGTACTGGGCGAGACCCTCAAGATGATGGGCGAGGGCAAGGTGCCCATGAACCTGGAGGAGTACCGGGCCGGGCTCATGTCCTCGCTGACGGAGCAGGCCGGGCAGTGGGCGGCGCGCACCTTCCAGGTCAAGGCGCCCTCGCTGCTCGAGCGGTTCGCCAACCTGAACAAGAGCGCGCAGTCCGTGATCCTGCTCGGGCCCAATCCAACCTACGCCATCAACAACGTCACGAACAACGAGTTCACCATGGTCTCGCGTGGCATCCTGGCCTGGCGCTCGGTGGATGATGTGGTCTCAAAGCTGGACGCCTTCGGCCTGAGCCCGGCCCGGCTGGGTGAGGGGCTGGTCACGGCGGACGCGCTCAAGGGCGACATCGTGGCCGAGTTCCGAGAGGGCAATGTCCGCTGGGGCGAAGAGTCGTTGCAAGCCGGGCAGCGTGTGCTCGACGAGGCGACGGCGACCCCGGGCCGGCTCGACGACGTGCAGCGCAAGGTCTCGGGCGTCGGTAAGGTGATGCCGTTCCTCAAGCTGAGCCAGAAGGCCGAGGCGATCTATTCCGCCCGGGCGATGGGTAATGCCTGGCTCGAGCACTGGGGCCGGAACTGGCGCGCCGGGCGTGGCTTCGCCGAGATGCCGGGCAGCCTGGCGGCGACCCTGAGCAACATTGACCCACGCTTGCCCTCCGCTATTCATGCCGCGATCGAGGCCGGCACCAACCCGCGCGACATCATGGAGCGGGTGTTCTCGCGGCTGGATGAGGTCAAGGTGTCGGCGTTCTATGAGGGCGCGGCGCGGCAGGCGGGCCTGACGGTGGACCAGCTGCGCGACGTGATGGCCATCGGCGGGCTGGAGGACACGCTCAATACCCGGCTGGCCGAGATCAAGAACCCGACCCCGGCCGACGTGCGGCGCGTGTTCAATGATGTCAGGATCGAGGCCGAGGCGCATCTGGCCGAGCTGACCGCCAACCAGGCCAAGGTGGAGTACGAGGCGGCGGCCGTGTTTGCGGGCGACAATGCCCAGGGTTTCGTGGATGGCGGCGCCGTGGCCATGCTGCTAGACCAGGGGCGGACCCGGATTGTCGATACCTACATTGCCCACAGTCGGCTGCGGGCGTCGGTCTGGGATGAGTACCTGACGGGCGTGATCGACTCGGCCGAGTTCCGGAACCGGCTCAAGTCGGCGGGCGACACGCTGTACAAGAACGGCCTGTTCCCGCAGTTGCAGGCCCACGTGGATGGGGTGGCGTCGGCGTTTGCGAAGGGCGGGCGGGCGCTGCCAGAAGAGTTCACGACGCTACAGCGCGGCATCGCCCTGATTACCGAGGACTTCCACGCCCAGAAGCAGGCGTACCTGGATGAGTTCTTTGGGCTGCGCAAGGAGCAGAAAACGGCGGCGGCGTGGGCCGAGACCCAACGCCTGATTGACGAGCTCTACAACAACATGACCGGGCATGTGGCCCAGCGGCAGGAGCTGCTCGACGAGTATCTCGCCGTGGCGTATGAGGCGCACTTTCCTGGGAGCGGTAACGCGGTTCGGGAGTGGCGGGACATGCTGCGCGCGCATGACGCCCAGTACCAGGAGGCGGTGCGGATCCAGTTTGACGAGGCCCGGCAGCTGCAAACGAGCGGCGAGCGCAATGCATCCTGGCGTGAGTTCGATAGCCGGATGACGCGCTACCGGCAGGAGTGGCTGACCAGCGAGCGCGAGCTGCGGCGGGCGGCGATGGAGTTGGTGCCCGGGCGCGAGGCGCTGGAGGCGGAGGCGCGGCGGCTGCGGGGGGTAACGGTCAAGGACCCACGACCTGCTCCGAAGGTTGAGGTACCAAAGCCAGACATTCAGCCCGCGATGGAGAAGGTTACACGCGATCAGCTTTTGAATAAGCCGCGCTTCTTCCTTCCTGATGCTATCTCTCGTGCGATCGAGAGCGAAGCAATCCAGATGTACAACGAGGCTGGCGGCGGTATGCCGGGATTCCGTCAGTTCATCCCTTCGGATGTTGGCGGACCGGATCAGGTTATTGGGATTGCCTCAACATACCCGGATTGGTACGGCGCGCTCGGCAAGAAACGCCAGACTATCCTCAATGCAATCCAGAAGATTATCGAGGATGGCGGCAAGGACATCGACCGATCGGGCGCAAACATCATCCGAAGATTGAAGGCGATCATCATGGATCGTCTCGCGGCGACGGACGAACTCAGCGGGCGACCACCCGAACCCGAGATCCTGCGCTGGCGCGGTGCAAGCGAGGCGGAAATCCAGGCAGCAATCAACGCCTGGGATGCGTCAGGCGAGAAGCCATTTATCCCGGTCGTTCCGCGAGGTCCTGAACTTACAGAGGCGCAACTCGATATCCTGTCGAGGAACATCTCTATTCTCGAGGCGCGCGAAAACCTGGCAGGGGCCACAAACACGGAACGCACCTACCGCGTTTCAATGGTGGACCCGATGGGCGTGGCCGAGGTGGTGGACGAGGCGACCGGAAAAACATACGAGGTCAACATAGACCAGGTGGACGCCGAGCCCATGCTCCCGCCTGGCATGCTGGCCCAGGGTGGCGGTATGCCCATGCCGATCGGCACAGCCCAGGCCGAGATGTACCACACCCACGTACGCCCGGCACTTGAGGCCCTGCAGGGCGAGGTCATGGGCGGCGTCGAGCGCGGCCGGCTCTCGCTGGCGGACAACGTACCGCCCGAGATCCAGGATCAGGTGCGCTCCTACCTTCGCACGTCCGGCGACAAGATGGCCGAGGCCAAGCTGCAAACCACGCGCTGGGCAGAGTTCAAGCGGGACGCGGCCTTGCTCAACTACTCGCGCCGCTACATGGCTGATACCTACCTGTCCATGGTGGCGCCGTACCAGTTCTGGGCCTCGCACTCGGTGATGGCCTGGGCGATGGATGCGTTGCAACGGCCGGCACTGCTCGCGTCGTTCTACCGGATCAAGAAGTTCCTGAACACGGCCGTCACGCGGCGCGGCACACCGGCCCGGCTGGGCGGTCGGATCAAGTTTGACCTGCCCTTTATGCCGGACTGGATGGGCGGGGCGTGGGTCAACCCGCTCAACCTGGGCCTACCCATCGACCGCTTCGGCGATCCCTGGGAGCAGGTGGCGCAGTCTCAAAGCCGGCTCGGAGACCGGACCCAGGACACGCTGGAGCAGATGCTCCTGGATGGCGAGATCACGCGCGAGGATTACCGGGCGGCGCTGGCCTATAACCCGGGCCTGGGCGATGTCATCACGGGTGCGGTTGTGCAGGCGACTGGCGCGGGCATGCCGACCGCCTACGCCGAGGCCCAGCGGCGCGTGCTGGCCGACGATCCAAGCCTGCGCTTCGATGTGGCCGACCTGGTGGTGAACGCCTTCCCGCCCTCGCTCCTGGTGTACAACGCCTATCAGACTCTCCGCGGCACGCCGGAGCGGATCGGCCCGCTCCCGATCACGCGAGACATTCGCAACCTCTCCACCATGCTTGGCATCGGAGGGCCGGGCGGCGTGAACCTGGAGGGCGCGGTACGGCAGGCGCTCAACATGCCCGTGTTCGACCAGTGGGGCGACTACCGCACCGACCGCGAGCTGGCGAATATGGCGGTCGAGGGACTGATTACCACCGAGCAGGCACGGGCGGCCATGATCGAGCGGAGCGGCCCGGCCTACGAAATGGCCCAGACCCGCGAGGCTCAGCAGGGCGGGGGCAATCTGCCCCTGAATATCTTTGGCCGACTGTTCGGCGGGGCTACGGTTTTCCCCGAGGGCGAGGCGACCGGGCGCCAGATCCAACTGCTCTACAAGGCAGCCCAGCAGGCCCAGGACAACGGCGACACCGAGGCCCTGAGCGAGTTCTTCCAACGCTTCCCGGAGATCGAGGCACGGCTGGCCCTGAGCAGCAGCCCGGACAAGCGCCTGCGCGAGTTCCTCAAGGACCAGATTTACTCCGCCTACGATGGCCTACCTACCCTGTACCGGCGGCAGGCCGTGCAGCAGTTCGGTCAGGAATGGCAGGACGCGATCGGTGCCAATGCCTGGGATGAGGTCTCGGTGGATACGCTGGCGGCCTGGGCCCGGCGGCTCGGGCGCTACGTTCCGGACAACGTGGACGGCGGAGTTGCTGACCTCTCGCTGGCGCCCGAGCCGGTGGCGTACCAGGTGCAGCAGTTCTACGACGAGCGCAATGGGCTGTATGACATGCAGGCGATTGGCTCGCTGACGGATGGGTACTACGCGCTGGGCAAGTACGACCGGGTGGGGATGGGGAATGCCCCCGAGACGGTGACGCAGTTCTACACCGAGCGGGACCGACTCTATCCCGGCATCGGCGAGTTGCTCGGTGTGTACGGCAGTCTGCCAAAGAATACGATCATGGCCGACCGGGAGGCTGCATTCCCCGGGATCTCGGCCAAGCTGGACGCCTACTTTGCCATGCCCAAGGGGACCGGGGAGCGCAAGGCGTACATTGCGGCCAACCCGGACATCTCGGCGTACTTCGATTGGAGCGACCAGTACAAGGCCAGCCACCCGGAGAAGGACGCGCGGAAAAACTTCCGGGCCCAGCACCCCGAGCTGGAGCAGTACTTTGGGTGGAGCGATGCCTACAAGGCCGAGCACCCCGAGGCGGCCCAGTACATGGAGTCGGACGCGCCACGGGTGCGGGATGTCTACATGGACCAGCACCCCGAGCTCGGCCAGTACTGGGACTGGCGCGGGGCCTGGATGGACCAGCACCCCGAGAGCGCGGCGTGGATCAAAGAGACGGCGCCCGCCACCTCGACTGACAACCCGGAGGGTGACACCCAGGCCCCGGCGATGGCGGGCGAGGTGGTTGGGAGCGACGCGCTCAAGACGGTGGTCAAGGCGTACCTGTTCAGCGACGAGCGCGGGCAGCTACCCTATTCAGCGCGGCAGGCGATCCTGCCGGCATTCGAGCAATACGGCCGCGACGGTCAGACGCTCGAGCAATATCTGCTCGAGGTCTGGCGGTACGGCGGGGTGTTGGAGGAGGCGAAATGACGGTGACACTGTTTGGGGGGTCGTATGAGGACAATGTGCTCGGCATCTCG